AACAAACAACGTTAATTTTAGTGCATTAACTAAACCTTACGTTATAACTTCAGATGATGGTACCGCAACTTCAGCATGGACTGTAAATATTGTAATAAACGACCCTTGTAACTTATGTACTACAGGAAACACAGGTTCAGTACCGACAGCAACAGTAACAAATTGTTATAGTGGTACAGTAGCTGGTAAAATATTTGTCTTCACTGGAGATTCTTACACTGATTATGATGATTTGGTTGTTGCAACTTTGAGATCGAGAGGTATTGCAACTTACTCAACAGATAACGGACCTGTTTACCAAGTTGATGATGTTAACGATGTTACTATTGATTGTACTGGTAGTTACTCAGGAATTTCAAAAAATCCTTATTCAACTTTTGGATTAAATATTACTGACAAAGATGGTGTTGATTACTCATTTGAAACTTCATTCACATTGTCTGATCCTAAATATATCAGTAAAGTATTTGGTGTTTCTAACTTTAGTAAACCAAGAACAATAGTACCTTTGTTTGTTGAAGAACAATTCCAAAATCTTTTAAATTACGCTTATAGAAAAGGCTACATTAGAGGTTTGAATTGTAATCTTAACGCTTTACCATCAGCAAGACCTTACACTGATTTCACATCTATTGGTTGGTATATGGAGCAATATCAATCAGCAACTTCACCTTGGTTGGTTTCTGAATTAAGAGGTAATAAGGTTTATAACTTATTCAGATTTATGACAATAGCTGATGGTGATTCATCAAATGTTGAGGTTAAAATTTCTATTGCAAATATTTCATTCAATAATGGAACATTCGATGTTTTAGTTCGTGATTTCTTCGATTCTGACTCAGCACCACAAGTATTAGAAAAGTTCACAAACTGTTCAATGAACCCACAAGAAAACAATTTCATTGCAAAGAAAATTGGTACATCTGATGGGGAATACCAATTAAATTCTAAATTTGTAATGCTTGAAATTAACGAGGATGCACCAATTGATGCTCTACCTTGTGGTTTCGAAGGTTATAATTTCCGTGAATATGCTGGTTCTAAATCACCATTCCCTATTTATAAAACTAAATACGATTTCCCTGGTGAACAAATTTACAATCCACCTTTCGGTTTATCTACAGGTGCTGATGATGCTTTATTAAGTGCAGGTGACAATGTAAGAAGAACTTATTTAGGTATAGGTGATTTCTATGGATATGACATTGATTTCTATACATATAAAGGTAAAGTTGTTCCAAGTTCACCTTGTACCGCTACGGTTGGAAATGATTGGGCATATAAAACTAAAGGTTTCCATATGGACATCAATGCAAGTGCAATAACAATATCAAGTAGTTTTGCTACAAGTGGAACACCTGCATATTTTGTTGGTTCGGCACCTTTCACAACTGATCCAGAATCTGAATCAAATCCTTACTTCAGAATATTTGCTCGTAAATTCAGTTTACTATGTAAAGGTGGTTTCGATGGATGGGACATCTACAGAGAAAACAGAACTAACAGAGACCAATTTATTTTGGGTAGACAAGGTTATTTAAGAGGGGCTTGTCCTGACTTTAGATATCCTAACGCAACTGGTTCAGGTACTTTCAAACAAATAAGTGTGGGTGACAATACTCAAGACTATGCAAACACTGACTACTACGCTTACTTGTTAGGTATTCAAACTTTCTCTAACCCTGAAGCGGTAAATATAAATGTTTTTGCAACACCTGGTATCGATTATGTAAATAATAGTAACCTTGTTGAATCAACTATCAATATGATTGAATTTGATAGAGCTGACTCAATTTACATTGTAACAACACCAGACTATAGTTTATACAATTCTACGGCAAATGATTCTCAATTAATAATTTATCCACAAGAAGCTGTTGATAATTTAGTAAATGCAGGTATCGATTCTAACTACACCGCAACTTACTACCCTTGGGTATTAACTAGAGATACTGTTAACAATACTCAGATTTACATTCCTGCAACTGCAGAAGTTTGTAAAAATCTTGCTTTAACTGATAACATTGCATTCCCTTGGTTTGCTGCAGCAGGTTATACAAGAGGTATTGTTAGTGCAATCAAAGCGAGAAAGAAACTTACACAAGAAGATAGAGATACCTTGTATCAGGGTAGAATCAATCCAATTGCAACATTCTCTGATGTCGGAACTGTAATTTGGGGTAATAAAACTCTTCAAATAAGAGAATCAGCATTAGACAGAATTAATGTTAGAAGATTATTACTTCAAGCTCGTAAGTTGATTTCAGCTGTATCAGTAAGATTGTTGTTCGAACAAAATGATGATAAAGTAAGACAAGATTTCTTGGATGCTGTAAATCCTATTTTAGATGCAATCAGAAGAGACAGAGGTCTATTCGATTTCCGTGTAACAGTTTCATCTGACCCTGCGGATTTAGATAGAAACCAATTGACTGGTAAAATTTATGTCAAGCCAACAAAAGCACTTGAGTTCATTGATATAACATTCTACATAACTCCAACTGGTGCATCATTCGAAAACATCTAAAAAATTAGATAATAATAAATGGGGGAGACGAAAATCTCCCCCTTTTTTAATTAAGATATATTTATTGGTATGAGAAAAACAATTATTAAACTATTAAGAGAATTTGAGGAAAGAGAAATTCCGGTTAAATACTATGCTTTTGATTGGGATGATAACTTAATGTATATGCCAACTAAAATTTATCTATTGGATGATGATGGTGAAGAAGTTGGTATGGGAACTGAAGATTTTGCTGAATATCGTACTGAAATTGGTAAGACACCATTCGACTATAATGGATTTACTATTGTAGATTTTGCACCGAATCCCTTTAGAGATTTTAAAACAGATGGGGATAAAAAATTTTTACAAGATGTAATGACTGCTAAACTTGCTATTGATGCGGCTTGGCCTGATTTCGTAGAAGCAATCAACAATGGTTCACTATTTTCTATAATAACAGCCAGAGGTCATAATCCGATAACATTGATGAGAGGTGTGAAAAAACTTATAGATTCAAATAGAGGCGGAATTGATTCAGATGAATTGTACGAATCATTAGTAAAAATGAGGAAAAATGCTGGTGAAACACCACAAGACAAAGAAACTGAAATTATGAAATATCTTAAGATGTGTAGATTTTATCCAGTTTCTTATGGTGAGGGTTCAGCTACAAATCCAGAAGTTGCCAAAATAGATGCTATGAATAGGTTTAAAAATTATGTTCAATCTCAAGCGGAAAAACTTAACATAAGATTATCAAAAAAAATAGAAAATGAAATTGGTAACAAATTTGTTCCTATGATAGGTTTTTCTGATGATGATCCTAGAAATATTGAGGCGATGAGTAAAGGTGTGAAAGATGTTAAAATATTTTCAACACACGGAGGTAAGAAAAAATTATATAAACCAGAGGAACCAGAAATACAACTAGAATATAAAATAAGAAATATATTAAAATATATTATTAAATAATATATTATATTATTAACTAGTTCTAGTATATTATAGAATTTTTGTTTAACAAAGTCAATAGAAAAAAAAATATAACGATATATTTATAATAAAAATAAAGAATAAAATTTAAAACGATATAAAATGGCTGATTTATTAATGAAAATGCCGGTACCTTACGAACCGAAAAGACAGAATAGGTTTATTATGAGGTTTCCATCTAATTTAGGTATAAACGAATGGTTTGTAGAATCTGCTTCAAGACCAACGATTACTATTAATGCAACTCCAATTCCTTTTTTGAATACAGAAACTTATGTTGCTGGTAGATTTACTTGGGGAACAATAAATGTAACAATGAGAGACCCTATCGGACCTTCAGCTACCCAAGCAATTATGGAATGGATTCGTTTATGTGCTGAATCAGTTACTGGTCGTATGGGTTACGCAGCAGGTTACAAAAGACCTGTTGATTTGGAAATGTTAGACCCAACTGGTGTTGTTGTAGAAAAATGGTTGTTAGAAGGTTGTTTTATCACTTCATCTAACTTCGGTTCTTTGAGTTACTCACAAGATGCTTTGGCAACAATCCAAATAACATTGAGAATGGACAGATGTATTTTAGTTTACTAAACTAAAGATTTTAAATATATTATAACCCTACTTACATATGTGAGTGGGGTTTTTTATTTACAAAATTCCAAATGAAGTTTATTTTTAAAATAAAACATAATGGACAAAAATTTATTAGACGCGGCAACTTCAAACTTTTCACTTCCCCACGATGTTGTACAACTACCAAC